GTTTTTTAACAATTCTTTCTTTTACCAAAATTACTCCTTTAATTTTAATTATAAAATAATAAATTTAGAATTATCTTTAGAAATATGAATTTCACATTTTAAATTTTTAGGTAATATTTTATGTTCTAATATTATATTTGAAATTATTATTTTATCAATTATTAAATTTATTTTTGCATTTGTATTATAAATCATATAATTAAATTCATAATCTTCTAAATCAATATTTTTATTTTTTTCATTATATACATCAAATTCAAAATTTTTTCCTAAAAAATAAATAATTTTATTTTTAAAATCAATTTTCATTACAATACCTTTTTGTAATTATAAAAAAATTATTAAAAAATGTTAAATTTTATTTATATCTAATGAATATTTTTTAATATATTCTTTTCTTTTATCTGATTTTTTATTAGATAACCAATCATCAATTAATTCTTCTTTGTCTATATCTATTTTTTCTAACATTTTATCTAATCCATCTTCTTTAATTACTTTTTGGAGCCATTCCTTTTTCCAAGAACCATATCCTTTAAAATATTTATTAAAATCTCCATCTGTAATTTTATAAGACCATTTTACAATTTTTCCATTTTGTATTTTTGCCATAATTGGAGTATTTAATATATAAATTTTATTTGACATTTCAGGTAAAAATCTTTTAAAAAATGCAATTAATAAACCTGCAATATGACTTCCATCAGCATCTTTATCAGAAGTAATAATAATTTTATCTAATTCATTTTCAATATTTTTTATAATTTTGAATAATTCTGATAATTCTTTATTTGAACTTAATTTTTGTGGAGTAACTTCCCAAGCATTTAAAGGAACTCCTTTTAATTCATAATAACAATTTTCCTTTCTTCCTAAAATAGGTTGAATTGACCCATTTGCAGAAGCACCCTCGGTAATAAATAAATATTTATTTGTTTTAATTGCAGGATAAAATTTATCTGATTTAATTTTTTTCTCTTTTTTAGACAATTTTTTAAGTTCAGCATTTTGTTTTGCTTTTTCTTTTAAATTAAAATATTCTGTTATTGATAACATTAATTCTTCATCTTTAAGTAATTGTCTAACAATTTTATCCCAATTAACATCTCCAAAAAATTTTTCTAAATCTTTTTGAGAATTTGACACTTCAATCTTTTCTTGTGAACTAAATTCTAAACTTGGAAAAAATCTCATTACTAAAAGAATTTTCATTTTATTTTTTATATCTGCAGGTTTTATACTAGGGAATTTTTTAATCAATTTTTCCCTTATTTTAGGAATTATTTTATTTGTTATATATGTTATAGGAGTTCCACCATTCCTTATATATAATCCATTTACTATTAAACATTGAGAAAAATCATCAAATTCATTATGTTTTATTTCAAAATAAAAATTATCCTTTTTAATATTTCCATATTTCAATTTAACTCCTTAATAAAAAATTTTGTCAATGAATAAGAAATTTTTTCCATTATATTATTAAAAGGTTTATTAATTTTTTCTGAAACTATATATCCAAAAATAATGATTACTAAAAATATATTTATTCCTGGGAATAGAGACATTCCTATAATAACAGGCATATCTTCTTTTAATTTTTTAGAAACATAATCAATATCTTTTTTATTATTATCTTCAATAATTTCATTGATTGATAATTTTGTCAATGTATAAAATACAATAATAATTGATAAAATGTAAATAATTAAAATTGTCATTTTTTATTCCTTTTTATTATATCAAAAATTTTCAAAAAAATAAATATTAAAATTCAATTTCATTCAATTTTATAGTTTTTCCATTATAAACAAATTTTATTTCAGGATAAGTTAAAGCTAACATATAAATTCTTGAAACAATAGCTAATTTTTCATTATCTGTGAATTTATCAACTTCAAATCTTGAAAAATCAGGTTCTACATATACTTCAACTCCTGTTTTATTTGTTTTCTTTTCTTTTATAATAATATCACTAGCATTATTTTTACTTTTATATATTATTTCAATTCCTGAATTTCTGTTTTTTCCTATGAATAATTTACTAAAAAAATTTGTTAAAGCGGCACCCATTCCATTTGCACCAGCAGATTTTCTTTTTTTATCATCAAAATTACTTCCAGCTTTTAATGTTCCCCAAGCAGATTCACACATCCATTCTTCTTTTTGATTTAATTTATTAAAATGTTTTATATTTGGAATTCCTACTCCATTATCTGTAATTTTAAAAGAATAATCATTTAATTCTATTTTTATTTTTGGATTTCCTTCAAAATTATTATCCACAAATGCATCCACTGAATTATCTAATATTTCTTCAAATATTTTTACTAATCCTGGAACGTAATCTAATTCAACTTCTTTAAATTTTCCATTTTCAACTACATATCTTTTTTCTCTAATTATTTTAACCGAACCTATATATACATTAGGTCTTCGTAATGCGTGTTCCTTGTCATCAAGAATTTCTATTTTTCTATCTATTTTGTTTGAACTCATATACTCTCCTTATTTATTGTATTTAATTAATAAATAAAAAATATTCAAAAACTACAAGCATTGGAATTCTTCAATTTCTTCTTTTTTATTTTTAAAATAAAAATACAAATGATAATTACTATTGTAATATTTAAAGTATCCTTTATCTATTAAATCAAAAAGAAATTTTTTATCCATTCTATCTAAGAAATGATGTAATTTTGTTTTTCTTGTTACTTTCCATAATAATCTCATAAATTCAGGAATTTTTTTAATATTTATTTTAAAAATTATTCTATCAGAAAAATCTTTATGAAAAAAATTTTTTCTTAATATATCTAATTTTTCTCTTTCAAGATCTGAATCGTGCCAGAATTCTATAAAAATTTTCATATTTACTCCTTCAATTTTTTACAATAAAATTATAACAAAAATTAAAATGAATGTCAATAAAAAATTAAATTTTTTTTAATTTATATTTTTTATTATTGATTTCAAAAAAATGATTTGAAGATAATGTATTAATTTTATATTTTTCTTTCAATAAATTAAAAAAATAAATTGCATCATAAAAATCATCAAATTTTTTTAATATTTTATTATTTTCAAATATTACATACATTTAAATATTCCTTTGTTCTTGTTTTTTTAAAAATTCAATAATATGTTTTTTTGAATATCTTATAATTTTTCCAAATTTATAATGATTAATTTTTCCTTCCCATCTCCATTTTTTCAAAGTATTTAAATGTACATTTAATAATTCTGCAACTTCTTTTTCAGTTAATAAAGAATTAAAATTTAATTTTTCAATTTTATCTATCATATTTTATCCTTTAAAATAAATCTTCAATATTATTTCTTACAAATCCATCTGCATTTATATTTTGTGAATGTAATGTTAAATAAATATTATCATTATATTTTTCAACTATTTTTTTAAGTTGTTCTTCTTCATTTTTAAATTGTTTTATTTTATTTTTTGCACCTGTAAAAGCAAATGTTGTTAAAAATGTAAATCCACCTTTTAAATTTTCTTTTGTATCAAATTTATATTTAGGTTTCAAATATATTACATCATCATTTACAGATACATTTGATTTCAATTTATTAAATAAAATAATTTGATACTTATTATCATTAATTTTTTTGCACTCTTTTACAGTATAAGTTCTATTATGAATTTCAAGCATATCATATTTTTTAAAACATTTATTTGTATAAATTATATTTGCTTTTTGTTTTGCATCTTCTACTAAATATTTATTTTTATCAATTACTTTATAATTATTTTTTACTCTAAAAGGTTTAAATTTCTTCCAATGAGTTAAAAATAAATGAACTCCTTCAGATTTCATTTCATCTTTTATTTTTCCATAATAACCTGCAAAGTTAGGTTTCATCAAAACTCTTTTTTGAATTTCTAAAAATATTTTTGCTAATTCATCTGACATTTTATTATTTTCAATATCTCTTAATAATATACTTGTAACATATTCATCATTTAAATATTCATTTTTCATAAATTATTCCTTTAATAAAAATTTTATACAAATTGTAAATCCCAATCAACTATAATAAATTCTACATCAAATGCTTGTAATGAATTATTTTCATAATCATTTACCCATTTAGGTAAAGTTTTAGGAAATATTGTAAAATTTGAAACTAATTGATCATCACCATTATAATCATATCTGTTTAAAGAAAATGAAATACTATAATTATGTAAATTTGTTGGCTTTATACCTACAAATCTTGTAATTCCAGCTAATTTTGCCCATTTATGAAAAAATTTATATATATTTCCTTGTTGATTATCAATAAAAGTAATTGAACCATTTGTAGGTTTTTTCCAACCTCTTGGATATTCTACATTAAAAAATGAAAAATAATCTATAGAACCTACTTCAATGTTACCTTCTTCAAAATCTACTGATTTTACTAAAAATCTTTTTTTCTCACTGTCTGTATATATTAAATAATTTTCTAAAGATTGAACTTGTTCTCCGAATCCTAATATTTCAACGTAAAATCTTGAAGAAGATGATGGAATAAATCCTTTAGGTTTAAATTTTTTAAATGATACATCAGCCATTTAATTTCCTCAATTGAATTATATCAAAAAATTTTAAAAAATGTAAAAAGAAAAGAAAAAAATTACCAAGCATCTTGGCCGTTTTTCATTCCTTCTTCATACATTGAATAAATAAATGTAAATTTATATTTAAATGCAGCAGCTTCTTGACCTAAAGTTGCTTCAGGTTCAACCTTTGCAATTGCATCATAAAAAATCCATTGTTTTGTTTCTTCACCTTCATTATCTGCTAATTTAACTACAATTTTAAATCTAACATCTTGATCTTTTTTCATATAATTGTTATCAGCTGCCATTGTAGCATCATTAACTTTACCAGTTGAACTAATACCTTTTGCCCAAATTCTTCTAATTTCTCTTGCAAGTTGTCCAACTTTTCCTGTAACATCTTCATATGCAGAAAATGAAATTTCTCCGTTCTTTTTAGTTCTTCCATAATATGTAAATGTAAATCCACCTACATTAACTTCAATTGTTTCATCTTCATTTGCAGGTGGTACACCTTCAATTTCTTCTGTTCTAAATTCAATTGCGGCATCTTTTAAATGATTTAATTTACCTTTTTCTACTGAAATTTCAATAATCCAGTTATGACTTGATTGAACTACTCCGATATGTTTTCTAAAATCTTGAAACTTTCTTGGAAATCCCATTTTTATCCTTTATTCTTTTTTATTTTTATAAATAAAAGCAAAAACGGTAATTATACCGTAATTGCTAAACTTCTATTAAATACTGCTAAAGTAACTTTAATTTCATTAATATCCATTGTAGGCTTAATTCCTAAAAATATAGGAAGTCTTCTATTATCAATATCAAAATCTGTTGGATTAACAACGCATTGGAATTCGTAAACACCTTCTTTAGCTTGAATTTCATTACTCATAAAGCTATCAATTGTTGCTTTAATTCTATTCCAAGTTGCAGGATCATTATAATTGAATAATTCATATTTTAAGTAACTTTCAAGTCCGTATCTAATTGCCATTAATAAGAATGCAACTGATCTTAATTGTAATGGACTAGGTTTTGCATACATTGTTCTGTTACCCCAAATAATTAATCCTTGTCCTTCTTTATAAATAATTGGATTAATTCTTGAATCTACAATTAAATCCAATTCACCATCACTAAATTGATGTTTTAATTCTAATCCTAAAACTCTTCCTCTAACTAATCCTGCAGCAGGTGTGAATAATGTATAATTTCTATGAACATAATTTTGAGTTATTGCACCATAAATACTTGGCGCAGTCCAAATATATTCTTTATTATATGGATCATATTGTTTTACCCAACCTGTAAATAATGATCCAAGATGAGTATTAATCATTAATTTTTCAGCATATTCTCTTACTGCATCAAGTGGATTTGCACTTTCTTCAGCAGCAGGATCCATACTCCAATAACAATGTGTATTATTTTCACCTTGAGACATTGCAACTCTTAACATTTCTTGTGCATATGCAGGAACTGCATATCCACCATCAACTAATAATTGAACTGGTGTTTTGTTATTATTTCCTAAAGTTCTTAATGCAAATATCATATTTGCTAAACTTACAGGTGAACCATTATCTGCACCGAACATATAATTTACACCTGCATCTAAAACTTTTCCAATTTTATCACCGATTGTTAATTCATCACCGATATGTTCGCCAATTAATGGATAATCTAAAATTGTATATGGAAAATATTGTTTTCCTTCTAAAATATGATTATCAATATCAGTTATTTTATTAAATTTGTAGATTTTCCAACCTTTTTCTTCAGCATCATCATATTCATAATCTCTTTGAATTGGTCTATCTACAAATATTTGATTATTATCTGTATCAATATTTTCAATTGTATATTCTTCATAATAATCACTTCCATAAATTTGTTCATCTGTTGCATAATTAGGAAGTAATTTAATTGTATCACCAATATTTAAATTACCTAAATCAGTTACAAAAATTTCTATATCACCTACAAATAAATCTTCTTTTGTTTCAATAACATTACCATTACTATCTAATGCAGGTTTGAAAATTTTTTCTTCTTTTCTTCTCCAAATTGCATAATTAGTTGTTTTTGGATTTAATGGAACACCGTCAACTGTTTTTGCAAGAATATTATCTTTTACTTGAATATAATTTGAATTTCCATTTACTACTGTTTCAATGTATAATTTTTTTCCAAATCCATCTACAAATTCTGGATCTTTTGAAACTAACCATCTTTCAACTTCAACTCCATCTTCATAAACAACTAAATAAAATGCTTTCATATCTGGATAATCAGGTGATTTTTCAATACCAATTTCTAATTTATCATTCCATTCACCTGGATTTACACCAGTTACTAAAAATGTAAACATTTGATTCCAAATTGAAACTTTTGTTACTTTATAAATTGTATCAGTACTTTTAATTGTTACAGGTTGTTTTGTTTTTACAAAGAATAAACTAATTTGATCTTTAAATTTTTGAATTGCAGTATCATCACTTTCAGATCCATCTGAATTTAATTTAACAATTTCATCACCATCGTGGAATTCATCTGAATTTGCAACTACAATATATGGACTATCAACTGCATCAAGTAAAACTACAGTTGTTGCACCATTTGTTTTATTTTTAACTACATCACCTTTTTTAACAGTCATTGTAGTTTGATTTCCATCTGAATCTACATCAAATACAATTCTGTCAAAAGGTTTTCTTTCTTCTACATCAACTACATCAACTACATTGAATTTTTCAGCTTCTACATCATAATCAGTTAAAGGTGCATAATTAGGATTTGAACTAATTACAATTTTTTCACCTGCTTTAATATTTTTAGGTTCACCGTTTAATACAAATTCATATGTATTAATATAATCAGCACCTGATTGGTCTAACATTTTTTCAATTTGAATTTTTCCAGGTTCTTGTATAAATAAAAATTTATCATATTCTTCTTGAGTTAATCCTGCAGGTAAAGGTTCAACTACTCTTTTAATATTGTCTGAATATTTATCACCAATTTCAAAATTTCCACCTCTAACAAGAACACCACCATATTTAATATCATCAGATGCAGCTCTTACTACCCATAATTTATCAGTATATTTACTTAACCAAACAGCTCC